CTGCAGCTTCTCGGCCAGCTCCTGGCCAAGCAGTGCGTGCAGCTTCTCGGGGTGGTCGACGTGCTCGTTGACGACCTCACGGCCGCTGTGGTCGTGCGCCGTCACAACACCGCGATCGAACGGCCCTTCCAAGCTTGCCTTGCCCGCACCGCCACTGCTGTTGTCAGCGAGATGCACGCGGCTGATCTGCTTGCTCAGATCGTAACGCTTCGCCTGCTCCTCGCCGGGCGTGAACACGACCTTGTCGTAGCCGCCCTTGGCTGCCTCGTGCAGGATGCGCTTGAGGCCCAGGTCCACCCATTTTTGGGTTGAGTCGACGTAAGGAGCAACAGGTATCCGGGCATCGTTGATACGTTTGTTGTATTCGTCGATGGTGCCGTCAGGGTCCTGCGCGTAGCGACGCTTGATATCGGCTTCCTCTTCAGACGAAGCCTTGAAACCTTCCTTGCGACCTTGCTGTGCCCAGTCGCTCTGCAATTCCTCGATGTGCAGGATTTTCTTCTTGCCGTCTTTCCGATCGGACATACGAATATGGGCGAGTACGTTGGGCGTGTCCCAGTGGCTGCTTTTGTAACCACCATCAACATCTTGACGGACGGTGCTCGCCACTGTGCCGTTAATCGCTTGCGCGCGCGCGGCGGCTTGCTCTGCCGTCGACCAATTGCTGTCGCCGTGGCCATCTGGGCGTATGACCCGATGCAACGCTAGAGTTTTCTTTTCAGCCGGCGTGTGCAGCAACAGCTCGCGGTAATTCTTGCCGCCGGGCAGGGTGTATTCGGCAAATTTGGGTGCGTGCTTCGGCTTTGTTCCACCGCCGAACACATCTTGCGCAACGTGCTCGGCCCAGTCTTCGTTATCGGCAAGTTCGGGAAAACGGCGCGTGAGTGCGCGGTAGACGTTTCCATCGTTCGCCAACGTCAGACCCAGGTCCCCTTCGTAGCTGCCGGCTTGTTGCGCCGCACGGAGCACTTCCGGCAGCGCGTATTTGCTGCTGCGGTTGATGTCGTTGGGGCGCTCACTATGTTCGGTCTCCTGGATATTCGGTAGCCCCTGCTCGAAGTGCTGCTTAAGTTCCTGCTTGGTGATCATCGGCTTGCCGGCATGCGCGGTGTCGTAACCGCTCCACTTCAGCTCGTCCGGCTTCACGCCCTGCTTCAGCAGCATCGCCTTGAACTGCTGCGGCGTGCCCTTCATCTGCGGCATGCGGTTCACGACATCCGCGGCGTGGCTGTACAGCCCGAGCGGGGTCAGGCTGCGGCTATCGTCGGGCGCGGGCTGTGCCGGCTGCACGTCGACGGAGCCGCCATCAGCGCGTTCTTTCGGCGGCATGTAAAGCGCCTCGGGCTTTAAGTGTTCTGAGATAATCTCGGGTGCCGACCGCGCCCATGAAGGTGCGTCAGATTTGAACAAGTCATAGTTACGCGCATAATCGGCAGCGTCGTAGCGATCGAGATATTTTCCACGATGATCGACGTAGCCACGATTGGCACCATCAAGTTGTGCTTGCTGATATTGTTTAACCGGTATCCCGCTCGCGCCAAGTTGGCTCAGTGCGTTGAGATGCGTCGCGCCGCGGTACGTCTTTCCATTGAAACGTATTGCCGGTGTTAGATACGCGCGCCCTGACGCGCTACTCACTACCTGGCTCCTCGTCGGGGATCTTCGGCGTAGCAGCGCCCAGCCCATGCCGCTGCTTCAGCTCAGCCTGGCGACGGTTCACGTCTTCCCACGCCGGCTTGACCAGCGGTGCCACGAGGTTGGTGCTCTCGGGGTGGACAGCGAGATTCTGGGCGACGTCGATCAGCTGGATGCGCTCCTCGAGCAGGCCCTTGTCCTCCTCCTGGTCGATCTCGCGGTTCTTGAGCGCCGCATCCATCTGCGCGCCGACGATGTCGAGCTTGTTCTTGACCTCGCTGTTGTCCTGGTCGAGCTTGAGCTTGGCCGCGCCGAGGCCCTGCGTCTGCTTCATGTTCGCGATGTCGGCCTGGACCTTCTCGATCTCAGCACCCGTCTTCTGCATGTCGCCCTGCGCCTTCATCTTGGCCACTTCGGCGAGCGCCTGCTTGACCGCCAGCTCGCCCTGGTCCTGCTGCTGCTCGGGCGTCGGCCGGCCCATGCTCTCGGGCGGCGCCATGAACTGCTCGGGATTGCTGTAGCCGATCGCGCGCACCACCATCTTGAAGATCTTGATCGGGTCAGCCATGCCCGGAGGCGCGCTCGCGGCGGCGCGGCCGAGCGCCTCGACCTTCATCAGGCGCTGGACGTGACTTGAGGTGTTCGGGTCGGCCTGTGGCACGAGATTGCAATCGTTGAGCGCCTTGAGGAAGGTTTCCTCGTCCCATTGCTTCGCCGGCTTGCGGTTCTGCTGCCAGAAGCTCTCGGGGTGCTCCTTGAAGCACTTGGCAAGCAGCTGCAGTTCGCGCGCCTGCGCACTATGTCCGCGTTTGTGGGTGGCCGCCAGGATCTGCTGGGCCTGCTCAATCAACGCCAGGGTCGTGCCGACCGGCGCATTCTGCCGACCCTCGCCAACCGGTGTCTCGGCCGTGCTGCCGGCACGCTGCGCCTGCTGCACGATGTCCTGGGTGAGCGACAGCATCGCCGGCATGCCTTGGCTGGTGTAGGGCAGCGGCGCCACGACCTGATCGATCGGCATGCCGCTGGTTTCGATCTGCACGAAGCTACCCGGCGCAACCCGCTGTATGTTGCTGTTCTGCCGCGACGCAGATTTCGAGATCAATCCACCCGGAAAGTTCGAAAACATGCCGTTGTCGAGCATAATGCGCCACGCCGCGGTCACCGCGTTGGTCGCGTTGCCCAGAATATGCAGCAAGCCGATCGGGTAGTAGCCAAAACCCGGGACGAACACGTAGTCGACGAAGGTATCGCGCCGCACCGGCAACTTTTCGGTGTCCTGGTCGTAATCCCGCACCACGGCGAGGACCTGGCGGCTGCTCAAATCCATCGTTACCCGGTAGGGCACTTCCAGGCCGGACGGCTTGCCCTTCCACTTGTGCTCGAAACCCTTGATATCGGCTTCGCAGTAGCATTCGTAGACCTCGCGGTCGCGATCGTCCGGGTTCATCGTGTTCGGCGCGATGCCCTGCTGCTCTTTTTCCTCGTTCTTGAGCGCGTCGCTCTTCGGATCGTTCGGCGTGCCGAGCTGAACGTCGAGATAGACGTCGAGAAGCTGCATCCGGCGCATGATCGACGGGGTCATCATGATGCGGTGCGTCACCCGCTTGGCATTGGCGAGCGATGTGGCGTTGTTGTTGACGATCAGGTCGTCGGCATCGACGTATTCGCTGACAGGACGGTTGTAAAGCGGGCTGAAATACACTTTTTTGTACGCAAGACCGCCAAACACCCACTTGAGCAGCAGCCGGTCGGTATCGGGGTAGTAATTCTTGTCGGTGACCGTCAGGAAGTGGTTGAAATCCTTCTCCAGGCAGTCGGCAAGCTCGTCCTCGTCGCTGGTCGGGTTGTTGTCGTCATCCCTGATCTTGACCGGGCCGTCGGTTGGCAGGAACTCGCCCCGCGCATTGGCCTGCGCGCGCAGCACAGCCTCTAACATGAGCGGATGACGGACCCTGGAGGTGCCCTCGACCGCCGCGCCGTCGGCGCTGTCGCCGGTATCCTGGGTCTCGATCTTGAGGCCCAGCATTTTGAGGCCTTCGGTACGCTGGTCGATCCAGTCGGTGCGGCTGGTGATGTCGTCCTCGATGCCACGTAGCAAGCGTTCGGCGATGATCCCGAGCTGCATCTGGTCGATCTTCTTGGCGAGGTTATCGAACCAGCCCGGCGGATTGTCGTCCTGGTCGTCGGCGCCCTCGATCGGGCTGCCGTCCATGCTGATGGTGATGCTGCCGTCGGGATGCTCAATCTTGATGACGTTGCCGCGGCTGTCGTACTGCTTCTGATCGGGGCTGTCGTCATCGGCGACCCGTACGTCGACCGGCTCGAAGCCCTCCTCTGCAGGCGGGTCCTGGTCGAGACGGATGTTGGGTGACAGGCCTGTGCCGGACATTATGGAACCAATGGCTGTTTCGGCGCTGCCGTCTCCTCCTCGAACCGGCGCAGACCCTCGTGGGCCGCGAGACTATCTGAAAAGGCGCGTATACGGAATACACGAATTCGACCCGGAATCCAGCCCGGCACCGTGCGCACCGTGACCCGCCAGTAGGCTTCACCGCCGCCGATTTCCTTGGCGATAAAGTCGACCGTGGCCTGTGCAGGCGTGACGCCGGGGCGCTTCATTCGGGCGCGGCCCCCGTAGCCCACATCATGACTTTGAACTTGAGAAAATCCCCTATCTTCGCGGCAATCGCGCAGTCTGCTTTGGTTCGTCCGTATGTTGTAACGTGTTCGCCGCCGGCATCGCCGACAGCCCGTGCGATGATCACGACCTGGCCGTAACCATATTGCTCGGCGATGCGTCGCGCGGCAGCAACGGGGATATCTTTCATGCTGGATACAACCGCTTCTGCGGCCGCCCTCTGTGTTGCATGCCCTCGGTGACGTCCGAGGTGATCTCGGTCGTGCGTTGGAGCATGCCGGTGTCGCGTAAATATTTCAATGCCATCGACGTAGTGTCGACGTACTCATCGTGCTTGGCGTTCGGGAAAGTTCCATTTTGCGTAATGACGCCGTCGGCCCATTTGCGGTCCGGCGCGAAGATCATGCCGTCCTCGAACAGCGGCTGGACGCTGTAGAGCCGCGCCAGCTTGCTTACGTTCTTGGGGTCGATCAGCTGGATGGCGAAGCTGTGTCGCGGGCGACGCGAGGTGCGCACCTTGCCAGTCTCCTTGTCGGTATACTTGAAATCGGTGGTCGACAGCAGCCGGCGCATTTCCTGCGCTACGCTGTGCCCCGAAGCCTTGGCCTCGATCAGGATCTTGTCGACCTCGTGATCCTGGCACTCGATGCCGACCAGGTTCACCAGGTCGTTCAGCTCGAGCCGATCGGTCCAGGCGTGCGCCAGCATCACGCGTGTGCTGGTCTCGGTGTAGACGCGCATGGTGTCCTCCATGCTGACCTTGATGTCCTGTGCGATCACATCGCCGTTGAACACGCCCCAGATCGTGAGGCCTGACGGATCGTTCATCGTGTCCTCGGTATAGGCCGTGTCGAGAGACGCGAGCACGTAGCTGAACGGCGGGAACGCCGCTGCCTTGAGGATGTGTCCAGCCTTGTCCTTGGGCTCTCCTTCGGGCGGCCACAGCTGCCACCAGTCGCGCTTGATGATGCCGCCGCCGGCCGGCTCGGGCCTCTGCTGCAGCTGACCCGCGGCTTTCCACTTGCCTAGCCGCTTCTCGAGCGAGCGGATCTCGGCGTGCCCGAACCGTTCGGGCCAAAGCAACTGGCCTTCCTTCGTGCGCGGATCGGTCCAGCCGATCGGCGTGCTGAACGCGCGCGCCGGCTCGTATTCCATCGGCAGCATCAGGTGAACCCAATCATCTCCTTCGTTCGTCAGGATGTGCCCGCTGAGATCGCTCTCGCCAAGACGCTGCTGGATGACGATGAACGCGCCGGTCTTGGGATCGTTTAGGCGCGTGCCCATCGTGCCGTCCCACCAATCCTCGTTGGTGCTCTTGATGGTTGCATCGGACAGCACTTCATCGGCCGCATTCGGATCGTCGACGATGATGATGTTGCCACCCTCGCCGGTGACGCCCGATCCGATCGAGGTAATCAGACGCTCACCGCCGCGAGTGTTCTGGAAGCGTATCTTCTGGTCCTGCTCATTGGTGATCTGGACACGATCGCCCCACAGCCGTTGATACCATGTGCTCTTGATCAACCGCCGGCACTTCACGCTGTCACGCAGGGACAGGTTGAAGCCGTAGGACGCGTGCAGGAACGGCACGGTCGGTCCGCTGGTCGGGCTGTCGTGGCTCTGCGTCCAGACCCACGCGGGGAACGCCACGCTGCACAGGCTGGATTTCAGGCATCTTGGCGGGATGTTGATCAGCAGCCTGCGGATCTCGCCGTCAGCCACCGCCTCGAGGTGCTCGGCAAGTGCGTCCAGCACCCAGCCCGGCTTGAATGGCGCCGGATCTATGAAGCGCCATGCGTGCATCAGGAACGTCGCCAGGCTCTCTTCGCAATCGAAGCGGTCAAGCTCCTTCAGATGCCAGTCGACATCGATGCGCTTGCCTTCCCAGAGGATGGTGTCAGGCATCGCGGCTCTTGATCTCGACGCAGCGTGTGCGTGGTTGCGCGTAGCCGTGTGCCCGGGCGTCTTGCTCGACCCGCGGCCGGTCACGCTCACAAGCCTGCAAGTCGGGGTAGGCGAGCGCCTGCCAGGAGCCGCCCGGCCAGAAGCCGCCAGTCGTGATGAGGAAAAGAAGCGCGGTCATTCCCTCGCCTTTCGCAGCACCACCAGAACATCGCTCAAGATAAGCGCCTGCGCGCAGTATACCTCGTACAGGCTTGCGTCGCGTTTCTTGGCCCCGGGTTTGTGCGCGCGGATGCCCGTGGCGACGCGCGCGTATTCTTTCTCGACGATTGAGAGCGCACACTCTATCCCTGGTTTGGTGTCTGTGGTCATTTATCGTTATCCGGCGGTGGTAGTTGCGGCATGGGCGGCATGGGCGGATGTATCCCGACGCCCATCGCGCCTACCTGAATGTCCGCCATGAGGATCGCGAACGTGACGATACCCACGACGCCCAGTATCGCCAAGAAGCAAAGCACCGCGAGCACGCCAACATCGACTTCGATCGTCATGGCATATTCACGAAAAGAAACACGAACGTGATGATACCGCCGACGCCTATCACAGATAGAAAGCTGAGTATGGCGAGCACGCGAACATCGACCATCATGCAGCGGGCTCCTTAATCGGATGCAGCTCAACCATGAACTACCAGCCTCGGACGCATGCCCCGTACGCGCAGCACGATGCTGCCGTTGGCGTTGTCCTCGACCTGAAGCGTGCCTTCGGCGGCCGCAGTGATCTCCTCGGCGGTCAACGCCAGCTGATCGAGCACGCCGTAGCGCCGCACCATCACCGCGATCAGCAGGCGCATGGTGTCGATCGTCTGCTGCATCGCCTGGACCTTGGAACTAAGCTTCAGAGCGACGACGGTGCCTTTGGGGGCTTTCATATTGCATCCTCCTCGATGCGGTATCCGCGCGCCGATCAGGCGCGCGGATCTCAGTGCTACTTCTTGTGGCTGTGGCTCGCCTTGCTCTCGTGCTTGAGATCGGCGTGGCTCGGACCTTTGGTCGAGGCGACGCCGAGCTTGGACTTCTCAATCTCCATCTCGGCGATCGTCTTTTCGTGCGCGTCGATCTGCTTGTTCGCTTCGGCCAGCGCCTTCATCGCGGCATCACGATCCTTGATCGCTTCATCGATAGTTGTCTTGGTCCCGGCCTTATGCGCCTCAAGCTCCTTGCGCGCCGCGTCGCGATCGTCGAGCGCCTTGTCGACATGGCTCGTCAGGTTCTTGATCTTGACATCGTGTTCGGCCGTGCCGGCAGTTGCCGCTTCGGCGACCGTCGCCAGGTCGTGCGCCAGCTCCTGCTGGTGCGGCGCAGCACCGTCGATCAATGTCTTAGCGTGCAGCGCCACGCGAGTGGCCGCAGATCCAACTTCTTCACTCATGGTCGTATCCTCGATGGGGTTGTCAGGCAGGGCTGAAATGACGCTCGAGCTTATGCTCTTCGAGATAACCGCGCCAGTCCGGTATCGTTGCACGGGCGCGATCGGCCGCCAGCAGCTTGGCGAACAGGCCGAGCAGCATGGCAAGCTCGAACGGCGTGATGTCGGCCCGCGGCGTGAAATGCTGCTGGCTCTCGTCGGGCAGGGTCAGGAGAAGGGGCTCGATCATGTGGCGCTCGGCGGCAAGAGTTCGAACTTGACGCAGCCCTCCATAATCGCTGCGTCAATCACATCCTTGGCTTCCTGCAGGCTATTCGTCTCGTACCGCCGCCGCATAGTTGGTGGCGATAACCACGCATACACAATCCAAACCGGTTTCGGCTGCGCGTCGAGCCACTTCTGCGCGGCGTCAGCGAGCAAGGTATAGCTCCGAACCATGGTTGGGTTCGCGTAGGCACCGACACGCCACTTCTCGATCATATCGCGCGCCCATTCAATCGCACCCTTCAGATCCTGGCTCATAGCGAATGGTCTCCTTTGGGCTGCTTGGCGCGCCACGCCGCGCGATCCCGCGCCTCGTCGGCATCGGAGCCGAACGCCAGCTCGGCACGAGCGAACGACGCGGCTTGTGCTTTCAGCTCTTCGTCAGTCGCGTGGCGCGGAGGTGGCGGCATGACGATGGCAGACCCGATACTACCCGTGCTCGGCGGGGACACGCCATACAAGCGCGCATACGCCATCTGCAACTCGGCTGCGTCAACCTTGACGAATTCGCCCGGCTTGGCGGCTGCCAGCGCCTGCGCGAATGTCAGCTTCGAGGTGACACAACATGCCGCGTCCGCAATCGTGCTCATGCCGTTGAGCATGAACTTGTGCCGCTGCGATGGACTGTACAGTCCCTGCGCGGCAGCCATCCCCTCGTAATGCTCCACCAGCACACGCTTGGCAGCTTCGAGGCGGCGGTTGCGATACCAGGCTTTGAGCTTGCTGATCATGATTGCGTCTCCTTACTCCAATTCATGACAAGCGCCTGATACAGTTCTGCGGCGGTCTTGTCCGGGTACACAGCAGCGATAGCCTCAAGCACGAACCGAACTGTGTTACGGCAGCCGCTGCACGAACTGGCGCACTTCAATTCCGCGCCACCATCTTCGGTGCATACGATGCGCGCCAAGCTACCGAGGTCGACCGATACCATCTTAGAACCCCTCTAATGTGCTGTTATCGTATAACGGCCATTATGGAACTAATGGGCCGATGTGCGACTATTGTGCCTTTCGACGTTAAGCACACCATAGGCACACTAAGCGGGCTTTGTCAACTTCGCCGTCCAGAACTTTCCATCGGGGCCGCACAGCTCCTTGTTGCCCGAGCTGTGAACACGTACGTCCTGTCCGCGTTCGTAGTGAGCGGGAAAGCGATAGCTCATTGGCTTGCCTGCTACGCCCGTGACGAGATCAGGACCAGGCAGCGGCTCGACAATACGCATGCAGATCAACGTACGCGCTTCAAGGTGCTCGCAGTCCTTGCAGAACTTTAGCGGCGTATCCTTCGCTGCGCTCTTCGCGACATCGAATGCTACTGCGGCCTCAACACTTGTCATCATCGTCAATCTCCTCGACCTCTTCAGCCACGACGTCGGTGATCAGCGGTGCAGCCTTTGTGCCGAGCAGCATCGCTCTCAGCTGCTCGCGCTGCTCGGGCGCCAGGTCGGCAATGCCGATCGTTGTGCTGTTGGCGATCGGCCCGCCGTTCGCACCGGTGTGCTCCAGCTCCTGGCGATCGCGCCACTTTCCACGCTGGCGGTTCTTCAGCCAGAAGATCGCTGATCCAGTGTCAGGCGGATAATGCTCGACGTAAGCTTCCTTGATCACCGCGCCGACATCCTTGTCATAGAACATCTTGATCGCGGGATGGCTGTACCCGTTCGCACGCTTGTACAAGCTCTGCGCAACAGTCGCATCCGCTTCGATCTTCCCTCTTTGTAGGGACTGCACTAACTTCGGGTGCTTTCTTTGCCACAGGTAGAAAGTCTCAATGCTTATACCCCAGCACCCCGCGATCTCGACATCGGTAGCGCCGAGCAGTGCAAGCTTGAATGCCGAGTCGACATGCGAGGCCTGATAGCTGGTCGGCCGTCCAGGCTCGCCAAGCCTTACAGCTACTCGCTTCTTGGCCGCAGCCATGCCAGCAACCCTATGAACACGATGATCGCCGGCACCATGGTCGGCGGATAGGCGATGATGAACAGGGAAATGACCGGCGAGCTGAACACCAGCGTCCAGCGCGCGTAGGTCCTGAGATCTTCGGCACTCATGCGATCAGCCGAGCTTTCCAGTATCCTTGGGACCAAGCGGATCGAAATCAATTCGATCCTTGGCCGCCCAGCCCGCGCCCAGCGCGAACGACAGCGACATGCCGATCCAGGCCGTCAGCCAGACCGGGCCATATCCCCCGACCAGGCACACCATGCTGGCGGTCACGCCCAGCATCAACAGCACGAAACCAATCATTGCCCTGCCTCCTGCGCTGCATCTCGCAACGCAATCGCGCTATACGGATTGAGCGGCCGCTCGTTGCCGTGCAAATGCAGCTCTACGTCATCCAGGACAGCGGACAATTTCAACATGAGCTTGCGCTCTCGGCCGCGAGCAAGAATTGCGCGACAAGTCACGACACGAAGTTCGAATGCGAGCTGCCTGATCTCGGCCAACCGAGCCTCGTACTCCATCTTCTGCGCTGCATTAGCCGGCATCGACAGTCTCCTCGGGTGCGCTCCAGGATACGCCCAGCATCTCGGCGCCGTGCTTGGCATGAAGCATGAAATCCAGCATTCGAATGACGCTGGCGGGGACCGGCGACCGGCCACTCAGCCAGCGATACAACGTCGCCTCGCTGACGCCCGCAAGGCGTGCCGCCTCGACGTTCGTGATATCGAGCGTCTCAAGCAACTGCTCGAGCCGCTCGGGCGTCAGGATCGGAAGTGGTACAAAATTCCACGACATAGGAGGTACCCTCTCAAAATGAGAGGTGCTTGTCAACACCGCCCGACGCGCCTCGGCAGGCTGCCAGAGCCTAAAAAAGACCCGCGTGACAGTGTGACAACCGCGTCACGTCGTTTGTCACGGAAATCCGCCGCAATATCAAGGGCTTGACCCCCAAATGAGCCGGCGTGACACTGAGCGCGTTATCCGTTTCACCGACGTAATATACCTACTTACTATACGTCTATTATTTTTATAGATCTTATACCTAGTTATTAGATGTCACTTAGACACTGTTAATAGCTAACTTGTTGATTTTTTAACAGTTTTTCGAGTGACAAAGAAGGTGACAAACGCCAGCGTTTGTCACCTTTGTCACCTTTTTCGGCCTCGGCCGCTACTTCCGACCGCCGTCCAGCACCTTCAAGTTCTGTAACTGCCCTAGCGACATCGCGGGTCCGAGAGGCGGCAACAGCCACCCGCGCTTGCTGCTGGTCCTGGTTTTGGTGAAACCTTCCCGCCCAAGCGTCGCACTAAGGTCGTTGTAGAGCGAGGGATATCCTCTCACATTGTAATTTTGCGCGATCTCCTTGACGGTAAGAACTTGCCATGTGAGCGCGTCAGTATGTTGGTTTCGGCGCGCCAGAATATCGTCCACCGCCAGGCTGACGTCAGTTTCGATCCTGTGCTCGACGGCGAACCTTTGGTGCAACGTCTGCTCGATGCCGGGCTGCAGCCAGTACGGTTCGCCCGCATCGCGCAGCGCTTTGACCTCGGCCCACAGCTGTTGCCGGTCGAATCGCTCGAGCGCCGCAAAGTCCACCGCAGCAACCGCCAGCGGCCAGTAGCGCCGGTCGCTGGTTACGTCCTTGAGGAACCCCGTCGGATTGACCGATGCGCCGAAGATGGTACCTCGCGGCCGTGAAATATCCCGCGTGCCGTAGGGCGGCCGGTAGGTGTCGATCGGCGCAGTCAGGAAATTCTTGAGCGCCGCATCTGCCGACTTGGCGAACGAACCGTCGAGCTCGCCGATCTCGGTGATCGGCGTGCTGGTCACCCGGCTGACCACGTCGCGTTCGCTGCCGTGGTCGAATTTAAGGCTTTTGCCGATCGCAACCCACGGCGCAGGCAACAGACGTTCGATCCACTTGCTCTTACCCAGGCCAGTCGCGCCCTGGAGGATGAGCATGTAGCCGACATCGACCGCGGCGCCGTCGAGCTTCCAGTTCCACATCGCTGCAGCGCCCTGGATCAACCATCGTCTGATCGCGATCCGTTTCCATTGTTCGGCGTCAGACGCAGAATCCTGCATGGTGATAGTCCGATAGACTTCACCCAGCCGGCTGACCCCATCCCAGGGCCTCGACAGGATCCAATCGCAAACCGGGCTGTACGGCCGGTCCAACGCCCGGTTGATCAGGGCCTGCATGATGTCGCGCATGGATCAGGACATCGGTGCCGGCGTCGGTCTTGTCGGCCAGCCCGTCATACTCGGGCGCTGCAGCGAAATTGCCCTCGACCTTGGCCGACAGGACGTTCCAGCGCGCCGTCATGCCGACCAGGTTCATCACCGCATGCACTCGCGGCGCTGTCGTGGTCTGCCCCCGCGCCACATTGCCGCCGGCCGTAGTGTCGGGGTCCGGCAGCAGGCTAGGGTCGAGATAGACCTCGCGTAGCTTGTCCGCCAAGGCCTGCGCGGGGCTCAGGGAGCCGTTATCGACTTTCTCGGTAGCGAACATCGTTCCGGCAGCGGCTTGCGCTTGCAGGGTCGCCCAATGCCTGCTTAAATCGGCATCGGCGACAGTGTTTTGGTCAGCGCTGCCGTTATCCTTTGCAAGTGAACCTCCCGGCGCCGTCGTTAGATCCAATCCGAGGGCGGCGCCGAGACGGTTCCCGAGATCCGCTACCCGCTCGCGGCTGACGACGCCGAGATCCGCCGCGGGGTCCTGCTCGGTCATCCAGGCCTTGAGCGCCGTCGTCTTGCGATCGGCACAGTGCCCATGAAGGCAGGCAAAGGCACCCGGGTTGCCGGGCAGGTAGTCCGTGCCGTGATCGACCTCGCCGCTATGCTCAGCCTCCCAAGGGCAGTGGATCGCGTACCAGCCGCGGGGGTTCGGGCCCGAGATCACCAGCCCCCGCGCCACCAGCCACTCGAACACCGGGTCGACTTCCCCATCAGCCAGGCCGGCCGGCGCCCCCACCGGCAACGCCGGCGTATCCGACGGAGTGACCCCGAAAGCCAGCGCGAGCTCGCTGAAGGTCCAGCGCCGCTCGGGGTGCCATTCGACCAGCACCGCGTGCCACGGCTTGCCACCGTTCGCCGACACGATCTCGGGCTTGTCGTTGAGCGAGCCGGGCAGGCGCATGATGCGGTCGGCGCGCCGGCTGCCCTTGTCGGTGTAGCCGGCCTGGGCCAGCGCCTCGATCAGCGCGGCCGCGCGCGCCGGCTCGACGGGCCCCTTGAACAGGTACCCCCAGTGCCAGTTGGACGGTGACGTCTCCATCTTGTAGCTCGGCGTCGGAAATCCCGCGGCGACGGAAAAGGGTATCTTGGTGCCGATGTCATCAAGCACCACCAGTCGCGTCTCGACCAGATCTTCGGTCCGCCTGTGCAGCACGCGCTGGCGCGGGATGTCGATGACGGTGCTGATGCAGAAGTACGCCTTGCCGGCCGGCACCGGCTCGCCGGGTTTCCAGCGCCTCGATTGGAACCCTTCCTCAGCGTTCGCCGTTACAGGGGCGCCGTTGCATTTTTCGAAAATAGTGGATAGGAAAGTGTTCGCGTCCATAGGTAGTGCTCCTAACACTGCTGAGTGGATTACGATCTGCGTGCGCCGCCCGCCGCCGATCGTGCCAACGCCCGCCGGTTCAGTCCGGCGGGCGTTTCTCTTTCATGACATGCGGGGAGCGGGGCGGTCAACGCGGTCGCGGCACCGCCGCCCAGATGACCCACGGGGCTGGCGTCGTGCGCGCTATGTCTAGCGTCGTCATGGTCATTTTCTTGCCTGCCTTTCGTTGATGACGCGGAGCCGCTTGAGGATGACCGAGGCGCGGCGGAGTGCCTGCAGCTCGGTGAGGGCGCATTCAATCAGCCGCCACGTATGCGGGTGCAGTGGCTCGTCCGGGTCGACGCCCCCAAGGATCGCCGCCAGTTCTTCGTCGCTCACGCGGTCTAGCGTCGTCATGGTCATTGGTCTTCCCTCTCGTGTTGGCGGCAGAACAAGGCTCCAAGCCCGTGTCCAGCTTTCCTCTTGCATCTCATCAAATGCACCGAGCGGCCGGCGAATGCCGCGCAACGGCCGGCCGTCCATGGCTTACTCTCATGGTCTTCGATGAAGCACTCGTAGTGGCGCTCCTTGATCCTTTGAATCTTCTCGTCTCTCTCACTCATGGGTTGGGCCTTGGAGGTTTGGGTTTGGGTTTGGGGTCAACGAGGTGCAGGATTAGCCGCGTCGTGCTCGTCAATCCGGCGCCAGGCGATCTCGACGTATTTCGGCTCCTTCTCGATCCCGATGAAGTGCCGGCCCTCCATGATCGCCGCGACGGCGGTGGTGCCCGAGCCAAGGCAGTTGTCCAGGATCAGGTCGCCCTCGTTGCTGTAGGTGCGAATCAGGTAGCGGAACAGGTCGACGGGCTTCTGGGTGGGATGTTCAGGTTTGGGGTCGTTTGGAAACCGCAAAATTGATCGCGGGTAATTCGTAAATTCTTGGAAATTCTCGCTGCCGGATTTTCCGAAGTTAGTTCCGTTGCTACCGCGTTTCGTCAGCTTGTTGAACGGTAATAATCCTTGTGGATTATAGGGCGCCAAATGCTTTGAGAAGATCAAAATATCTTCATGCAGCTTCATCGGCATTCGCTTTGCGTTGAGATGTCCTGTCGCCGCAAATTTCTCCCACACCCAAGCATGCTTGAACCAGTCGACACGGCTCATAACGAGTGCGGATGTAAATGGCTGTGCCGCGGTCAACACTACCGCGCCACGGCACACCCGCGCATACTCAGTCCAAAGCGGCGCAAACGGGATCACCGTATCCCACTTATTTTGCGTCGTGCCATACGGCAGATCGCACAGCACCATGTCGACGCTCGCGTCAGGGATCTCGCGCATCCGCTCCAGGCAGTCGCCTTCGAGGATAACGTCGGTGAAGTCGTTCATGCTTTCCTCGTCAGCTCGTGCCGGTACAGCCGCAGGCAACTCTTGCAGGTCGGCGCTTCGGCCGGCACACGCCGCGCGGCCAGGGCGTGCGTCCCGAGGACACGCTTCAGCTTCACCAGCCGCACGACGGCCCACTGGGTGAGCATGAGGCGTTGCTCATCGCGCCAGTAGACACGTCCCTTGATGCCGCACCGCGTCGTGGCGGTGCTGTCGGAACCGACACCGCCCTCGTTCAACGCGTGGATCTTCATGACGGCAGCTTCGCCACGAACAGCGCGTCGCGCGCTTCGTCCTCGGCCGTCGCTTCGCGCAGGAATGTCGCCTCGGTCTGATCGCACAAGCAATCGCACTGCCCGGCATCTGCACGCTCGCTACGCTCCGCGAGCAGGTCGACGATGTTGCTGGCGCACGAGCTGCTTTCGTTGAGCTTGAATGCTATCTGCTCCTCGGTCCAATCCTCGGGCATTTCCATGGTGAGCGTGAAGGCTATGTCGACCACCACCGTCCGTGACCGGATCACGCAACCGACTGCGTGGCTGCCGCCTTTGGGCTCGCCGCAGTAGAAGCAATGGGTGGGCTTGCCGGCGGGCCGGATGCCGTACTCCCCGACCGGCCAGTGCTCGCGCCTCACGGCTCGATCTCCCAGGTATGCGGGCCAGTTATGCGGCAGTCCTGGCCGATCCTATCTACATATTCTTGTGCCTGTTGCTGCGTAGGATAAGCTGCAGACCAAACAAACTTACCGCTATTGGTTCCCTCGACCCGCCAGTACTCCAGCACCGGCGGCAGCAACGTTCTTGCGGCCGCGATGATAGTGTCGAGATGGTGCTTATTTACGCCGATGATACGAACATTCGCATCACCAAGCGACGGCATGGACGGCAACCCTGCCGATACCTGCTGAATCGCGTCCTTGAGCTTCTTCGTGTCGATCTTGTCGTTCATGCTGTCCTCCCGTTCAATCCATCCAGCGTCAAAAGCATCGCCTCAGCCCGCTCCGTCCACCACGGCACCGAGAGCCTGAGCCTGACGCGCGTCTCGAGCTGCTTGGCCGTGCCGGCGATCGCATCGCTCGATGTGGAGCGGTTTAGCTCGGGCAGCGCCTTGTAACCTCGCGCGGTCCGGCAGCGCCTGGCGTGCGCCCGGAGCCGACGAACGACCGAAGCGATGCGGGTCGCGTTGTCGTGCGCGAAAAGCGTGTTCAGCTGGCGCTGCTGCGCGGCACGGCCGGCGGTCAGGCTGGGCGCGCGGGTGGCGCTCACTTCGGCTCCTTGTGCGCCAGCAGCATGTACGCCGCCTCGACAGCGGTATCGCCCTCTTGCGTCGCCTGCACTCCGTTATGCTGTATCGCAACCAGCAGGTTGCGCAGGCCGACTTCCAAATCCTTGTTCCGCTTTTCGAGTTGGATTACTGGGTTATTGACCCATACTCCGACGACTTTTGCAGGGACGCCGGTTCGCTCGAGCCGCGTCGCGCGACGCACTGGCTTCTTCATGACATGCCTCCGATCTTGCAAACCCATGATGTGTCGATCCAGCCCCACTGAACCATGAGCTTCGCGACCTGATTGAAAGCCCAAATAAGGATCGGCATGCAGATCAAATTGGCGATGGTAGCACCGACAACACGCGCAACACCTTCGCTCACGGCTGCTCTCCCACCCGAAGCACGGTGAAGTGGAAATCGTTGATGAGCCCATGCCCGCGGAGCAGGGCGATAACGTCGAGAGGCTTCCCGCCCCTCGCACCGCGCACATCTTCATACACCATCGGTGGAATGCGGCCCGCCTGAACCGCCACCATATTGGTCCGCCGATCGAAGGTGCGCACCATGCCGGGGGCACCGCTGGGCATCCGCACGAACGCACCGCGCGTCCAAAGCTGTTGAAGGGTCATGGCTTCACCTCGTTGAATTTAATCCTGTACTTGATCTGCTCAGCGCCGTGCGACGCCGAACCGACCAGGTCGCGGACGCCTTTTGGGTTCTGATCCAGCGCGACGAGGCGATACTTTGTCAGAACCTCGTGGGCGACCGCGAGCGCGTAGCGCATGTCGTCAAACAAGCGCGCGTCGATCTTGAGCGTCTGGCTCATATTTTCTTTCCTTTGCTGATGAACTGCTCGAGCAGCGTCGCGCCGTCCGGCACCGGTGGCAGGCCGGCCATCTCGTTGAACGTCGCCTCGCCGTCGACGATGATAGAGCGCACGCGGCCGACGATATCGGCCAGCGACAGCGGCATGTCCGACTGGCGGCATTCGAGCACGGTGATCGGCTCGCTGATCGTCGGATTCGCGGGAATGTCGAAGTAGCGCGCGAACTCCTGATTGAGCTTAGGGATCTCGGTGTCGAGAAACGCCACTGCTGTCGCCCGGTCCTCGAACGTGACCAGCAGATCCTCGGTAGCGACGTCGGTGCCGTTCATGACGTGAGTCACCACCAGCAGCCGGATCGTGAAGCCTTTGCGGGGGTCGGTCATGACGCGGCTACCGTGCGCCACGATCCGACAATGTAGCCGATCGGCAGCGCCAGGCGACGCTGCGTAAGCCGACAGCGCAGGTAGTCGATGACCGAGCCAGTCCGATACTGCATGTCCCGAATGAACTGCGCGCGACGGTATTCGGGGCATCCGAGACGCTCGGCATTCATCCGGTTATAGTGCCGGTAGCCGACCTCATAGACGATCGCGTTAGCGAGTGTGCTCATTATATTGCTCCTCGTTCTTCCAGCCTTGCTCGAAGGTGCTGGTGGATCGAGCCGCCGGGCGTGGCGGCTCTCACCATCAGGATCTTCAACCTTCTGTCATGTCGTGCCCTCCTGGGTTAGCTAGTGTTGCCCGAAGAGTGTGCCCTTGATGTGCTATTATGTCAAGCGTTGCCTGTGGATAGCTTGACCGCGACGATTTCCATGTCGCCGGCCACGCGACTGGCGCGCGGCTTGCTGATCAGCTTTTCGTCGTCATCACCTTCCCAAGAACCGCTGCGCGTGAACACGCGGTAGGTCACGCCCTTGAGCCACTCGCGCAGCGCGGCTTGTGCCGTGTGCCGCTTCAAGAAGAGACGGGGCGGTATGTCGAGCGGTTGTGGCTCGTCGTTTGTCCAGCCGCCGCGACCCTTGCGGGAGCCGTAGTTCGGCATGAAGTAGCCGGTGCTGATCTGGCGGATCGCGAAGTAGATCATGCCGTCTCCTCGTTCAGGACCCGCGCCCTCGCCATCGCACCGGTCAGGGTGTCCCAGGTCTCGATCGGATCGAGCACCTTGACAAGCCGCCCGTCGCGATGCTCCTCCGTCTGGCGGATGAGATCGACGTAGGCGACGTGCCCGCGATTATCGAATTTGAGCTGTGCGAAGTGGTACATGACTAAATCTCCTTGCTGAGACGGAGGGCGGCGAGAGCTCGATCGCGAGTTGCGGGCCATTCCTCGTCGTGGATGAACGTCGGGTCCCAGCCAGAAATCCACTCCATCACTTCCTCCAGCGCTCCCTTCATGGCGTAATGGGAATTGGCGCACTGTTCGCGAACGCCGGCCACAAGCTCAGCCAGCAATTGCTCGACCGTGTCGCCGTGCCCGGTGACGTAGCCGTGGGCGATCATCCATTTCGCGATATCGGCGGTGCTGGCGGGCATAGGGGTCCTCTCTACGGGGGTTAGCTCTTGATACCGTGACGGCGCTTATTGCTCTCCTCGAGCCAGCGCTGATGCGCCGCCCCGGCCCGCATGTCGGCGATCAGGATGCCGAACAGGAGACCAAGGCCGGCGAAAGTGCAGATGGCGATGATGAGGGAGAGCATGGTTTACGTCTCGATCAGGAAAGAGATGGAAGCCAGCGCATCGTTCGGCGTGATGTACACGAGCGGCGGAACCGGCATCTTGTTGAAGATGTCCGCGCGGTTGGAGATGAAGCGCCAGCCGTCAATGCCGCGAAGATTCATGCGGAGAAGGAAGCCAATCGTCCGCTTACCCTGAAAGACATCGTGGCGCATCTCGGTCGCTGGCTTCATGGTTATGGTCATCGGCTGTCTCCGTTGCTGTGCTTATCATATAGAGGCACACTTACGGCCCCGTCAACGGCTCTCGCAAACTATTTTCGCAGCTCGGCCCACAGCCCATCTTGCGTCCGGCTCTTGTGGCCGGCCATCTCGCGCACCGCGAGATCAATCGTGCCCAGCGCGCAGGGCTCGTAGCTGTAGACGGTTGAGGCGCCGCCGCGGCGGACTAGGCGTGCGACAGTCTGTTGATACATTTCCAAATCGTAGGGTAGCTGCCACCAGACGATGCTGTCACAGCCGCTGGTCTGGATGTTGATTCCATGTCCGGCCGAGGCTGGATGCAACGCAAGCGTGCATATCTTGCCGGCATTCCAATCTTCAATCGTTTGCTCGTCGCCTGTGCTGTCGCCGCCCAGCCAGCGCAGCCCCGGCCAGCGCTTGCGCATCATAGCGAGCTGCTCGCGAAACTCATAAGCGATGATAATCTGCCGCCCCTGCATCTCGTCGACCACGTCGGCCACGACCTCGAGGCGATAGGGATCGAAGCCGGCCGCCGAGCCGTCGGGCCGATATGCAAAACCGCTGGCAATTTGCCTTAATTTGTTGACCAGCACGCCGGCCGAGCCGGCGACGATCTGATGGTCGCTCAGCTGGCTGGTCTTGCGCATGGTCTCGTACTGCCGGCGCAGCGCCGCCGGCAACTCGACATCCATCGGTGGCCGAACGATCGGCGGCAGATCGACGGCGTTGTCCTCCAGGACGTAGGTGTAGGGCTTGATCAGCGCGGCGAGCTCGGCCGGCGTGTCTTTGAAGGGCGCCCAGTTATGCTGCTCAAAGTCCGTAGGGTAGAAGAACGTACGCAGCCATCGATCGTAGTTACGTCCGACGAGAGCGCCGAGACCAACCGTGTGAGCCATTCCGTAAATGCTGGTAAGCCCATTCGGCGCAGGTGTACCGGTGCACCCGGTGCGTATATTAAAAGCTCCACGACGGGCCGCTTTTTGCCTTTTACCCGTCGGATTGCGAAGCTTGCTAAGCTCGTCGAAAACGATCGCGTCGCAGCCATGGGTGTCATCCTCCAATAGATCGGTGAGCATTTCGTAGTTGACCAGCAGCACGTTTGACGCGCCGCGTACCGCCTCTTTGCGCTTGGCGGCAGGCACCTCGCCCGTGCAGGTGTCCATGCTGAGCGGGATTTGCCACTTGGTCCGCTCCTGGCGCCAGACGTTGTTTACGACGCGCAGCGGCGCCACGACCATGATGCGCTTCGCGGCTTTTGATTCGATCCAGTCTTGCATGGCCAGGAGATTAGCGAGAGTCTTCCCGCAACCCATACGCGCAAAGACCATAGAATGATCGCGTTCATAGACGAACTGACTAGCCTCGATCTGGTAATCAGCTGGTTGCATCGTCTAACTCCTGCAGTGCATCGAACGCCGCGATCAGGAACGCGGCGGCGACTTGTGGGCATATGGCGTTGCCGATCCCGCGCAGCGCCCCTACACGCCCGGCGAAGCCTTTCGCGAGCGGGAAGCCGGCTTCGGCAGGCAGGTCAGCCAGGCTTTCGGGTAGTCCATCAGCCACAGGCTGAAGTAGGGGTTGAGTGCGGCGCGCCTTTCCGTCGGTGCAGGGGATGACGGAGCAGTCGGACCAGAAGCCATGCTGACCTGCCGGCCCAGAAGGCCGTTGATCGGCACGCCCGCCTTCGCCAGATCCGTCGAGCCGTCCTTGTGATCCCGCGTCGTCGGCGTCGCCCAGCCGGTCAGCTGCGCTTGCAGCGCCAGCGATGTCAGGGACACCCCGAGGCTCGAGCCGTTGGCTACCGCCTTCTCCTTGCGTGCCAGGAACTGCTCGGGTGTCCCGCCCGCCTCCCGTGCCGCGGGCGTGGCCCAGCCGGCCAGTTGCGCTGCTTCGTTCAGGTTGCCGAAGCCCGGCGAACCCTTCCCTTCCGCGCGGCACCGACTGCGGATCGCATCTATCTGCTCGGGCGTCTTGGCTCCCGTCGTGTCGTGTTGCTGTGGCGTCGGCCAGCCGCTCATCTCGATCTGCGATCCACCACAGGCGTTGCCTGATGTGGGGCGCGCCCTGGCTCGCAGCGCACAGATCGGCGGCCCCGACTGCATAGCCCACTCTTTCCAGGTCAGCACGTACTCCGGCGAGCCATTCACGTCCAAGCTTGCTCGACACTTGCTCGCCAACGACGACTGAAGGGCGGCACTCCGCGATGAGGCGATGGAATTCGGGCCAGACATGTCTTTCGTCGGCAACCCCGAGCTGCTTTCCTGCTGCAGACCACGGTTGGCATGGGCACGACCCTGACCACACTGGCTCATCGTCGGGGATGCCGGCGAGACGGAGGGCGAGGGGCCAGCCCAAGATTCCCGAGAAGAAGTGGCATTGGACAAAGCCCTTGAGATCCTCTGCCTTAACATCCTGTATCGGTCGCTCATCGACTTCCCCCGGAGCCACCAGACCGGCAGCGATAAGATTACGAGCCCACTGCGCAGCGAACGGATCGCTGTCATTGTGGTAGGACCAGCCGCCTTTGAGGATGGCGGTCATGCTTTCACCTTGTCAGCATTGATCCGTCGCTCGGCAATATCGGCATAATCAGCGTTAAGCTCGATGCCGATGCAGTTGCGCCCAAGACGTTGTGCGACCAGCCCGGTCGTGCCGGCGCCAAAAAATGGATCGAGCACCGTGCCACCTTTCGGGCAACCGGCGAGGATGCAGGGCTCGACCAACGCCGGCGGGAATGTTGCGAAGTGGGCTTCCTTGAAGGGCTTGGTAGTGATGGTCCACACCGAGCGGCGGTTGCGAGTCAAGCTATTGCCAACCGCTTTCATTGTACCGTTGGTTTTCCCCGGAACACGCTCGCTACCGTGTTGCGTGTCGATAGTTGGTTGTGCAAGACGCACTATGCTGGCCGCAGCTACTGGCTCGGCGACGGCAGCAGCGTCAAAATAGTAGCGTGCGTTCTTGCTCAACAGGAATAGATACTCGTGCGCCTTGGTGCATCGGTCCGTGACGCTCTCCGGCATCGGATTCGGTTTTTGCCATATGATGTCCTGTCGCAGGTACCACCCGTCGGCCTGTAGGGCGAAGGCGACCCTCCACGGGATGCCGATCAGGTCCTTGGGCTTGAGGCCGTTGGGCGGATGTCGACTGTTCTGATCGCCGCCTCCAGCGTCGTGTGTGCGCTTTGCGCCGACTCCGTTCTGGTTATCGGATCGTCCGCCGTGGGCACCGCCACCACTGGCGTAGCTATCCCCCAGGTTGAGCCAGAGCGTGCCATCAGCGCGCAGCACGCGCCGGACCTCGCGAAACACTTCGACCATCACGGCGACGAAGGCAGCGGGCGTGTCCTCCAGCCCGAGCTGGCCGGTGACGCCGTAATCGCGCAGGCCGAAATACGGCGGGCTGGTCACGACACAATGCACGCTCTCGCCCGGCAGATCGCGTAGCTCGGTGAGCGCGTCACCTTCGATGATCGTGACAGTCATAGCCGCTCCACCAGCGTAACGAATGTTGCAAAGTCCCAGATCGTCCACACCGTCTGCCCAAGGCCGGTCAACCGGCCCCGCCAGTACGGCTGCAGTGGTTGCATCGCGGATTTCGCATTGCGCTTGAACTCCACGAAGCAGACACGCCCGCCCGGCAACAGAAGCAACCGGTCGGGCACGCCGTTGGCGCTCGGGCTCTTGAACTTGAGCAGCTCGCCACCGAGGCCTCTTATATGATCGCGGCAACGTTCCTCGAGCTTGCTTTCCAGCGGGTCTGGTTTTTTCTTCACGCGAAATCCTTCCAATCGAACCAGTTGACTGTGCAGCCGCTGGCGCCGGCAGCATCCCATATAAACCACGCAAAGCATGTGTTGCTGACCGCGCGCGGGCCCGTCCAGCCACGCCGGTGCATCATCGGCAGGCGCCGCGCAGAGATCCAGATACGCGCCGGCGGTCGGGCGCGGAAAAACGGCAGCCGGCTCGTGCTCTCGAGGAAATTGGTGCGCAGCAGGAACGCCAGATACGGCACTTCTTGTAGCGCCTTGCGTGCGAACGGGAGCGCCAGCTTGTACGGCGGATTGGTCACAACACCTTTGACACCGGCCACAGGCTCCGCGGTCAGGTAGTCGACGCCCGATGTGCAGTCCTCGAGCCCGTAGTCAGTGATATCGGATGCGGTCACCGTGTAGCCAGCCGCGCGCAGCGGCTTGACGATTGCACCGTCACCGGCCGCCGGCTCCAGGATGTGCCGCGGCAGGTGCTTGCTCTCGATACCGAGCAAGCTGTGAACGGCTTCAGGCGGGCTGAAATAAGCGTCCAGGCCGCGTGCTGCGTGGTCGTGGCTGCTTTGAAGTCTCATGGTACTCTCAACGGGTCCGGTTTTTTCTTCATGCCCCATATTGACACGGCTGTTAGTGTGCCGTAAAGGTGTATTTGTCGGTGCAGCGTGGAAGGACATGCAGGGCACACTATCGACCTTTAGCCCGCTCAGGAGGGAGGAAGGTCGTAACCTTAGCCCGCTCAGGAGGAAGGTCGTAACCTTAGAGCATCAGCAGGTATCAAGGCCTGCCACCGACAGCCATTCAGGAGGATCAATGTCAGCTCGTCAGCCCAAGGGCCTGGAAGCCAAGCGTATCCACATCCATGTGCCCCTCAAGCCTCACCTCAAGGCGATCGATGCGGCGGCGAAGAAGCTGAACCTGTCCCGCTCACACTACATCGTCACCGCCGCCAACGCTGCGGCGCAGGTCGAGCTGGCGAAGCCGAAGGTGCGGCCGTGACCCGCATGGTATGGCTCGTGACCGAGATCTCATTTGGCCGTACGACGGGCTGGCGACACTTCCTGCACCTTGCCGAGGCACTGGAGACCGCCGGTATCTGGGTCAGCCAATCGGCGGGCGACGTCACGATCTCGCGCTGCGAGGTGCTGCGGCAATAGTCGACACGGGTTCTAAAAATTAACTGTTAAATAAACGAGGGAAAACATGGCCGATAAACACGTCACATACGGCGGCTCGAATGCCGAGCGCTGGTTGCCCTGCGCGGGCTACGCGGCACTCAGCAAGCTGGTGCCGTGCAAGCCAACAGGGCAGGCCGCAATCGACGGCACCGCCCAGCACAAGTGCATGGAGATGATGCTGGAGGACCCCGAGCTGGAGCCCAAGAAGTTTCTGGGCACGACGGTGCTCGGCGTCGAAATCACCCAGGAGCACGTCTTTGCGCTTGAAGTCGCGCTTGAGGCTTACTGCGAGATCGTCGACAGCTACCCCGATGGCGCCAGCCTGTTCAGCGAGAAGTTCGTTGGCCTGCGCGGCGTCGATGACGAAGAAGTCGGCGGTACGATGGACGCCGGCGTCGTTGCCGGCGACAAGGGCGCGATCATCGATTTCAAGTTCGGACAGATCGAGAAGGCGGCCGACGGCTCGCAGAACCTGTTCTATGCGGTCTGCGCGCGCAAGAGCATCGCGGCTTTCGCCGGCGTCAAGGAGCTGGCCAGCTACATCGTCCAGCCGGCCTACGATCCGGCGATTGACAAAATTGTCTACACCGACGCGATCCTCGATCGCTTCGAGCAAACTGTGCGCAACGCGATCAGCGCCAGCCAGGCGCCCAATCCGCACTACACTGAAGGCGAGTGGTGCGGCTGGTGCGAGGGCAAGCTGGCCTGCCCGTCGAAGCTGCAGCGGCTCAATACGCTGACCGCACCGAACCATGTGCTCGATCTTGCCGAGCTGGGCAAGCTCAGATTGAAACTGAAGGAATGGGAGAAGTGGGCCGACGATGCCGATGAGCGCATCCAGCACGAGCTAGAGCACGGCGTGTCCGTGCCGGGCTGGAAGCTGGTCGCCAAGCGCGCCATCCGGCAGTGGATCGACGAAGCGGCGGCGGTGCTGAAATTCAAGAACTTGAAAATTCCTGCGGCAACGTACATGGTGACGAAGCTGGTCTCTCCGGCACAAGCTGAAAAATTCATGGCAAAAACTGAAGTTGCAAAGCTCGCAAACCCTGTCTCGTCCGGCTACACGATCGCGCCCGAAACCGACAAACGGCCGGCGGTCCTCGCCCCCGCCGCGCTCGGGCAGGCGCTGAAGCGTTTAGTTTAGCGAACGACGGTGTCACCTACCTGAGACACGACCATCGTAGATGGAAGGTACAAAGTGGTGAGGCGGGCGGAGCGCGGTGCCGCAATTTAGAACAGACTAAAACACAACTAGAACAGGACAAAAAGCGAATGACTGACAACGCAATCGCCCTCTTCAAGGGTGCCGGACTGCCTGCGGCTGATGTAGCGCAGTTCAAGAAGGCCCTCTTCACCGCCAGCCAGGTCATCCAGGTTGCCGGCGGCACGCCTTTCCTGAAGATGCTCAAGCAGGACGGCACCTGGGTCTATGGCGCCAACGAGACCGAGGTGCAGGAAGGCTCGCAGTGGGCGATCAACCCGCTGTCGCTAAAGACCGGTTACGTCTGCTGGAATCCCAAGGGCGGCAAGCCGCTCGGCCAGCAGGTGCGTTCGATCTTCCAGTCGCCACCGCTGATGCTGACCGACATGCCGGATCTCGACGCGCCTTGGTCCGAGACCATCTCGCTCGAGCTACAGTGCCTCAACGGCGAGGATAAAGGCACCGCGGTCGAGTACACGGGCAACTCCTACGGCTGCAAGAAGCTCTTTAGTGGCCTTGTCGCGGCGCTGCAGAAGCAGCTCGATGTCGACGCGGCCAAGGTGGTGCCGATCGTCAGCATGACGAATGACAGCTACAAGCACCCCGTGTACGGCCTGACCTTCAATCCGATCTTCGAGATCGTTGGCTGGATGTCGATGGGCGGTCCGGAGGCGGCGACGCCGCCCGCGGAGCCGCCCGCACCGAAGGCTGAACCCGAGGCACCCAAGCGCCGTGGACGGACGCCGCTGACGGCGGTGCCGACGGTGCCGGCTGAAGCTGAGTCCGCGCAGAGCACGGTCGCCGAACGCGTCGCTGAGGCAGCAGAGCAGGAGCGGACGCGCGTGGCGGCCGAGCAAGCCGAACAGGCGGCCGCGCCGGCTGTCGATCAGCCCGTGCAGCGTCGTCGTCGGCGCGTCGCGACGGTCTGATCGTGAAGACCGAAGCCGCGCCACGGAACACCAAGCGACCGGGCGACAAGCTCGGCGAGCTGAATGGTGATCCGCGCGCGCTTTGCTACGAAGCTATGATGGACCGCGAAACTACGCGACGCATCGTAGAACGGATGCACGGGCCGGCTAGCTCGCCGACCTACGTCCGTGAGGACGATCCGCCAAAGAGCGCCGCGAGGTAGGCCCCTCACTTCAACGCGCTTTTCGCGCCGCCGCTCTCCTGCCTTCCCCCGGCAGGAGGGCGGCGGTGCACCCTTTCACCGGTCCGAGGAGGGATCGATGACTAAGCCAATTCCGATATTACTGACGTGTCCCAGTTGCGGCGCGCGGCACATCGATAGGGGGCTGTTCGCCACGAAACCGCACCACACGCATGCGTGTCAGGCGTGCGGCATGTGCTGGCGCCCGGCTATTGTGTCGACAGTCGGCGTGCAGTTCCTTCCTGGTTTCCGAGATGACGATGCCGCGCGTCTGTAATTGGGATGTGGAATCTCGTGCCACGGTCGACCTGACCGTGGTGGGCGCGCTAGAGCGCTGGCTCCCTGTCGTGGGCCGTCCCGGTTACGATGTTAGCGACCAGGGTCGCGTGCGTAGTAATGACCGAACTGTGCAAGCAGTCGCTAACATCGTATATACCAGTTATAGAAAAGGACGCTTTCTGAAATCATGGCCCGATAGCACGGGTCATTTAGTAGTTGGTGTTGGCAGCCGGGTACGCCGCCACATTCACGTATTGGTTCTACACGCTTTCTGCGGACCGCCGCCGGCGCCAAAAATGCAAGCGCGGCATCGTAACGGCAATCCTGCAGATAACAAATTAACCAATTTAGAATGGTCAACAAAAAGCAGAAACCATCAAGATATAAAACACCACGCCGGACAGCGAAATTATAAATTGAATGGTAATCAAGTTGCGGAAATAAAACGCGCATTACTTACCGGTAAATCAGGTAAATTGTTGGCGATTCAATACGGCGTCAGCGGCCCGACAATATCAGCCATTAAACATAACCGATTGCATACAGATGTTGAAATATGACCGTCTTGCATCTCGACTTCGAAACCCGCGCGACGGTCGACCTGACGATCGTCGGCGCACATATTTATGCCGCGCATCCCGATACGCGCGTTCTGTGCGCCAGCTACACACTTGACGGTGCGACCATGAAACGTTGGCGGACATGGGCGGGCGATCCACCGCCGCGCGACCTGATGGCAGCGTTGGCAGATCCCGCGATCGTCATTCATGGCTGGAACCTTAATTTCGAGCGCTTGATTTTGCGCGACGTGCTACGCCGCGAAGTACCGACCGAACGCTTCAGGTGTGTCATGGCCCGCGCGCGTAGCATGGCGTTGCCGGGCAAGCTCGAGCTGTGCGCCAGGGCGCTGCAGATGCCGGTGCAGAAGTCCGACAACAGCATCATGATGAAATGGTGCAAGCCGCTGAAGGACGGTACTTGGGCCGACGACCCCAAGGAGTACGAACAGCTGCTCGACTACTGCGATGTCGACGTGCTGACCGAGATCGGCATTGGCGGCCTGCTGCGCGAGCTGAGTGACGAAGAGCAGCGCGATTGGGAGATCAACGAGGCAATCAACGATCGCGGCATCCCGGTCGATACCGGACTGGCGCAGGCCGCGCAACGCTACGCCAAGGACGAGCTTGACGACATCAAGGCACAGCTCAACGTGCTGACGAAGGGTGTGGTGACATCGCCTAAGCAGTTCCAGCGGATCAAGGACTGGCTGGCCGAGTGGCTGCCGCCCGAGCTCAAGAGCTTTGCCGAGCCCGATCCCGAGACAGGAAAGGTAAGCTTCGATGCCGCAGCCCGCGAAGAGCTTCTCGCAGAAGACAACGCCGACGTGCTGGTTGGCGACGTTCGCGAGTTCGTTGAACTTATCCACGACGGCGGCCGGGCCTCCACCGCCAAGTTTGCCGCCATGCAGGCGCGAGCCGGTAGTGGCCAACGCGCGAGAGGCGCCTACGTCTTCTACGGCGCTTCGCAAACCGGCAGATACAGTTCTTCTGGAATCCAGGTCCACAATTTCATTCGAGCGGGCCTTGCGAACATCGAGAACGTTGTCGAGGCTGTGCTGCGCGGCGTGCCCAAAGCGAAGCTTATCGACATCGCCAGCTACAAGCCCGACGGCACATTCGTTTTCGACAAGAGCGTGGGTGTGCCGATCGCCAAGCCCTACAACGTCCTCACCATCCTTTCCCGGCTCCTCCGACCGTCCATCGTTGCCGACGACGGCAAGACCTTGGTCTGGGGAGACTGGTCTTCGATCGAAGCTGTGGTCAATCCTTGGCTGAGCAAGGAGAACAGCGCCAGCGAGCTGCTCGACTACTTCGCGGCTGGCAAGGATCTCTATCTGCGCCAAGCGGTCATGACCTATGGTCTGCGCAGCGAGGAAGACGTGACGCCCGCGCAGCGCCAAGCCGGCGGCAAGGTCCCCGTGCTGAGCTTCGGCTTTGGCGGCGGGGCCGGCGCCGCCATACGGATGGCGCGCGCCTACAACGTGGCGATGGACTGGGCGTCAGCCGACCTGCTCAAGGTGACATGGCGTCGGTCCAATCCATGGGCTGAGCGCTTTTGGCGCAACCTCGAGATCGCCTACTTCAACGCCGTACGCGAGCCCGGCACGGTGTTCCACGCCGGCCGCGTGGCCTATCTCATGGCGCAGTCGGTGCTGTGGTGCCTGCTGCCGAGCGGCAAGCTGCTGGCTTACCCCTTCGCCCGGATCGAAACGGTCGAGGGCCGCTTCGGGCCGCAGGACGTAGTGACCTGCATTAAGGGATCGTTCCGCCCCAAGGCAGGATCGAACTACTGGCCTCGGATGCGCCTATGGGGCGGCATCACCGCGGAGAACTGCACACAAGCTGAAGCCGCGTCCCTGCTACGCTGGGCGATCCGCGAGCTCTACGAAAACGGCTGGCCGATCATCGGCCACACGCACGACGAGCTGCTGTGCGAGATCGAGGAAGAGGAAGCCGACGAGATGAAGACGGTCATGCACGACATCATGACCAACGGCCCGGCCTGGGCGGCCGGCCTGCCGTTGCGCGCCGAAGTATCGAATGGATATGTGTATGCGAAATAATAAACACCCACTATACGCACGATGGTTATCTCTTCGCTCGCGCTGTTATAGTCCGAACACGCGTAGTTACATGGATTATGGCGCACGCGGAATCAGTGTTTGTCCTCGGTGGGATAGTTTTGAAAATTTTGTTGCGGATATGGAGCCTACTTTTAAGCCTGGTTTACGTATAGAACGCAAAAACAACAATGGTGACTACGCGCCTAATAATTGTTGTTGGGCCACACCTAGTGAACAAATGCTTAATACTAGACGTACGCACTTCATACAAACACCTTGGGGTTTAAAACCGATAACTGTTGCGGCACAACTTGCCGGAATACCGCGCGGTACACTTAAAATGCGCGTGTATGCCGGCCGTCCTTATGAACAATTATTTGATCCTGTGCGTAAATTAAACCGCAAAAAGTGAGGGAGAACGACATGGCATACGGCATTCAACTGGTCCATCAGAGCCCGCACCACGCTCAACACGACAAGACTGCGCCGCTATGGCTGCGCCGTCCCGCACCTGTGCCTGGCGACGAGGTGGAACAGGTACTGGATTGGAGCCTCGTGCATGTCGGCGCGCTTCGCTTTGCTACGCGCGCCGAAGCGGCGGCAGCGCAGCCTGCACCGTGGACCGTGACAACAAAGGTTGTAGCGCTGCCGTCTCCACCCTCCCCCACCATCCTGCAGACCGGAGGAAAGGAATTATGAGCGCGAAATACTGGTGGCTCGCTCCGTATGGATGGATCATCCCGTTCGCGATGGGCGCCTGTTTTTCCGGAGTGGTTATGGCGCTGGGTGCTCTAGCCATGCGCTTGCGAGCTACAACGAAGGACAAGAAATGACAGACATAATCGAGGCAATTATTGCGGATACTCTCGCCCGTGAGATAGACGAAGCTTATAGACCCCTTGCGCCGGCCATCATCACAGCCCTGCAGGAGCATGGGTTTGTGGTGGTCAAAACGCATCCCCAATACGGCCTCTTCCGTGGCATCGGCTTCACGCCCTCCGATAATGTCGAATTCACCGATAACATCTGCTTCAATTCCGCTGAAGAACGCGAGGCATGGGAGAAGACGCCAGATGGGATCGCGTGGCTGGAGCGCAGGGACGCCGCCCGGCTCGCCGCCAGTCCGGGCTCTGGGAAGGAGAAGGATTAGGGGATATACGCGACCTGATCGATCGGCCTTTCGGGGCCGCGCTTCCACGCATCAACATCTTCAACTAGGATTGCCGCTCATGAACGATCTTAAGGGAGCATTCGCGATAGCGAGGGAGACACTGGCCCGCGACGCAGAGAGCGGGCTGACTTCCACATTCCGCGAAAAACTGGCCCTCTATCGCATGGCCCGCGGCGGCTTCATCGCTTGGCGCAATACCGTCAGTGATGCCCGGCGCGGCATCCGTATCTCCCCAGACTTCATGGGAGACTTTGAGATCGTGGGAAACACAATCGTTGAAGTCACGCGGCCGGCGCGGTAGCCCCGTCTTCGGGGCGCGTAGCCATTCCTAAACCACCATCAGAACGACCGCGAGCACCAGCACCAACAGGAAGTTGGAGTTCACTGCAGAGCCTCGATCGTGACCACGCCGACGTTCTGACTTCGCCACCGCCGCGCCGTCTCCTCCGCCTCCTGTCGATGCAGGAAGAGACGCATGCCCCAGACCCTGCCGTAGGCCGTCTCGGTTACAAGCCAGATCACCGGCTGTCTGTCGCCGGATCGAGCGCACGAGCCATCAGGGCGTTGACGGCAGCGTCTGCCTCGGCCCACTGCGGATCTCCGGGCGCGGCGACTTCGTCGAGGCTGGCGCGGATCTTGGTCCACAAGCCGGCCACGCTGATGCCAGCTTCAATGATACGAGGCGCGAGCCCCGCGAACTCAAGGGCGACTGCAACTGCTCCGAGCATGGTTCTCTCCTTACTTCTTGGCTGGGGTAATGGCCTGCAGCGCCGTTACCGACGCCGTAGCGGCGGCTACCAGGGCGCTGAGCGCGGTGCTGTCGCTGTTGAGTGAGCGGGCAGCATCCTCGGCCGCCTGCGTGCTGGCATCGGCGGCCTTGACCGCGTTGCGCATCACGTCGACTACGTTCTGCTCACTGCAGATAGTCGGCGACGTGGGGCGACCGCAGCGCGGCAATTCGATGTAGAACACCGCGCCGGTCAGGGCAGCTTGGAAGCCCAGCTTGGCCGTGTAGGCGCCCTTCTGCAGATCGGCGGTGGTGCTGGCCGGGAGTGGCTTTGTCGGGTTGAGCAGGGCGCAGCCGGCGAGGGCCAGTGCGCATGCGAGAACGGCGAGATATCGCTTCATGTCTTCTCCTTGGGTTGATGGGTTAGCCGAGCTTGCCTGCGTCGCTTGGCACGGGAGGCCCGGTCATCGGTACGAGATCGGGGGTCGTTTTGATCGCTTCCACGACCGACGTCGGCGCGAGCGCTTTGTTTACGTGAACCTGTACGCCCGGCACGCTGGCAGCGTCGACCGCCATCGCCGCGGTCGTCTTGTCGATGATGAGCAGGATCGCGCCGACCGCGGTCGTCGCCAGGGCGATGAACTTCTCGGTATCCGTCGCCGGGTAGCCAAGTAACGACGCCACGGCGATGATGCTGGGTCCGCCTGTTGCCAGCGCAGTTTTGAGCGCGGTGAAGACCAGCTTCCAGTTGAAGGCTTTGAGCTTCTCGAAGAATGTCATGGCGCTTCTCCTAGTCCGTGATACGCGGTTGACCCCAGTGGGCCGGTAAGCCGTCCCACGGATACGCGGGCGCCGTTTGCGGTGGCACGAACTTGTACGTGCTGTCTGGTCGCCTCAACTCGCGCTCGATTTCATCGAGTTTTTTCATCAGACGGTCTAACTGTTCGTCGGTCATGGTTTCGCTCCTATTGCGGCGAGAGCCTGGTCATAGAGGCCATCCCAGGACGCGCGGTGCGGCGCGCCCGGGCGCCAATTGCGCAAGTAGTACGCCCACGCGGCTTCTTTGTCACCGACCGCCGGCAAAGCCGCGGGGTCCTGCCACAGCAGAAGACGCGCCATGCAGGCCGCCAGCAGGTCGTTGCCGGCCATGACGATATAGACTTCGTTGACCGCTGCCGGGCATTCGACCTCGCCGCAAACAACGGCTAGCTGCTTCGGGCACTTCTGCAGCACTTCGGCGACGCCGCCCATCTTTTCGAACTGCCAGTAAGAATGCGCCGGACCACCGATCTGGATACGATACTTCCACGCACTCTCTTGCCCCGCGATCGTCATCATCAGTACGCGAGCCGCGTCGGTCACGCGAATGTTGATACCCGGCGCGTCGGCCATGTACTGCAGCGCCGGCGCGACGATCCGGGTGAAGAAGCTCTTGGGGTCCACGATTAGCTCCTATGCCGGTGAGAGTTCGGTGACGGTTATGCTGGACGCGGCAACACCGCCAAGTATGCGCGCGGCGCTCGCGCCGTTGACATAGAAGTCACCGCCGCTATTCGCGCCGACACGTACCTTGAACGTGGTCGCGGATGTGCTGCCGGCGACTACTGAGTACGAAAAGGACCAGGTATCTCCGACAGTCCCCGCCGGGAAAAAAGCGCCGGCCGCGGCAACGGCGCCGAAGGTGCTGTCGCGAAACAGGGCTGCCGTTATGATATCGACGGCGTTGGACGCCCCGGTAATCACCACGTCCACCTTGAGCACGCTGGTCGCGCTCTTCGGCGTGATAGCCCGTGAAAGAACTTCGGTCCCCTGCGTATTGTCAGGAATGGCGTCGGTATAGGGGATCGTGCCGGTGACGGTGATCAAGGTCCCGGGTTGCGACGTGACCGATTGTCCGGTCGATGCCAGAACCAGCGCCGCGGTAGCGACCTGGGTAGTGTTCGTACCTACCGCCGCCGTAGGTGCTACCGGCACGCCGGTGAGTGTCGGACTCGAGATCGTGGGCGTTGCCAGGGTAGGGCTGGTACCGCGTACGGTAGCGCCGCTGCCGGTGCTGGTCGTGACGCCGGTGCCGCCAGACGTGACCGCCAATGGAGTCGCCGACAGCACGACCGACGGCACGGTCAGCACACCTGAGCCGGCGACAAAAGTGAATGCCGAATCCCCACCAAATGCGCCGGCGTTATTATACTGCACCCAGGTGTTGCTGCCCGCCGCGCCACCGGTGCCCGCCGCAGTGGTCTGGACGCTGTTGTCAGGAAACTTGAAGCCGCCCGAGGTGGACTGGACGACGCCCACGACGGTGAGTGCATTGGTGCCGACCGTCGTCGTGCCGATGCCGACCTTGGCGGCCGTACCCGACACGAACAGTTTATTAGTG